TGAGAATAACGATGTAATTCACGGAGTTAAGTTTAATAAATACGGTGCGGCCGTTGGGTTCTATGTACTAAATAAACTGTACAACGGCTTTAACGATGATCATGATTATACGTATATTCCGAAGTACGGTACACAAACCGGAAGGCGAAATATTATTCAGGTTATGACGATTGAGCGTAGTGGACAGCTGCGAGGTATTCCAATACTATCTCCGGTAATTGAGGATTTGAAAGTTCTTAGCCGGTACAATGATGCGGAGGTTATGAAGGTATTAGTTAATGCCTTGATGGCAATCTTTATTGAATCAGAGGCCCCAGATGATATGGCATTTGGGACTGGTATCGATGAGGAGGATCAAGTCGATTCCGAAAACGATGAAACAATCGAATTAGGCAATGGCACGGTCAATGTGTTAGCACCCGGTGAAAAGGTCAGTGTTGCGGAAAAAACACCAATCCCAACAAGCTTTGCGGACTTTACATCATCTCTTATTAGCCATGTAGGCGCCGCACTTGAAATTCCTTATGAAATTCTTGTTAAGCACTTTGGGCAGAGTTACTCCGCATCAAGAGCGGCGTTACTTGAGTACTGGAAATCTGTTGAAATGCAACGTTCCGAATTTATTACTCAATTTTGCAATCCTATTTACGAAGAGTGGCTAACTATGGCTATTCTGTTAGGTCGCATTGAAGCGCCAGGTTTCTTCGATGATCCAATCATTCGAGAGGCGTGGCTAGGTGCTGAATGGTACGGACCTTCGCAAGGTCAATTAGACCCAGAGAAGGAAGCTACTGCAGCTGAAATTCGTGTTAAGAATGCATTTAGTACTCGTGCTAAAGAAGCCGCAGAGCTCACAGGCATGGATTATGAAAATGAAATCTTACCACAACGTATTCGAGAACACCAATCTATGGATGAAGGAGGCTTGTTGCATGAACAAGGACAACAAATTTCAGTTCAAAATTCGAACTCCACTGAATCAGATTCAGAACGCGGAGACGATTGATATCGACATTTACGGCGTAGTGCTGAACGGAAAAGATTACTTTGGTGAAGACACTAGCGTTTCTGAAGTGATAGATCGACTTAAAAGATTAGAACCATCTCAGAACATTGTATTACATGTCAACTCTGTGGGCGGCGAAGTATCAGCTGGCGTTACACTTTATAATCGATTACGCGCATTACCAAATAAAAAATCTGTTATCATCGAAGGTTTGGCAGCATCCATTGCTTCAATTATTTCGATGGTGGGTGATGAAATTCATATGGCGCTAGGTAGTGAAATGATGATTCATAACCCGAGCGCTTATGTGTTTGGGGAAGCAGATGATTTTGAAAAAGCTGCCGAATCGTTACGCAAAACTAAAGAAAACCTTATCGATATTTACGAGGCTCGCACTGGGTTAACTCGTGAAGAAATTGCAACTATGATGGATGAAGAAACTTGGTTAACAGCAAGGGAAGCTTTAGAAAAAGGTTTCTGTACGAGTGTTGACGAGTCTTTACAAATGGTTGCTTGCCGTAAAGGTACTGACTTAATTGTCAATGGTTTACCAATGAGTATGGAAGTACTCAAAGGATTGCCTGTTGATAAATATGAAGAGAAAGGAGAAGAGCCAATGGAAGTAACTGCTGAATTGTTGCGTACAGATTATGCGGAAGTATATGACGAAGTATTTAATGCCGGCGTTGCTGCTGAACGTGCTCGTTTACAAGCCCTTGATGGGATTAATAACGAAGCGCGAGCAGAAGTTATTAATCGCGCTAAATATGAAACATACGCTACGGTTCAAGATGTAGCTGTTGAATTACTCAATATGCCACAACCAGAACCATCTGAACAAACAAATCAATTTCAACGAATGATTCAAGATGCTAATAACGCATCCAATAAAGTTAACACTGTCCCTGGTCAAGTGTTGGATGAAGATGTCGACGAAGCTGACAAAACAATGAAAATTGTGGACCGTGTTATGAAAGCACGTGTTAAAAAATAAGGAGGGCAGAACATATGCCATACGTGGAAGAACAAAAGTTAGAGTACAAAGCTCTAATTGCTGGTACACAAATGCCAGTCGTTACTAAAAAGGTAACAATCGGACAGGACGCTGCTGTGATTAAAGCAGGTACAGTATTAGAAATCGAAGCCACTTCTAAAAAAGCTAAACGCGCGGACGCTGATGTATACGGTGTAGCCTTGGCTGATATCGATGCTACGAAAGGTGATGTAGTAGCAGAAATTGCTGTAACCGGTGAATTTGCTACAGCTAATTTAGTATTCAAATCTGGTAAAAAAGCGGAAGACTTCACAGCTAAAGCTGAAGCCCGCAACATTTATTTCCGTTAATAAGGAGGACACATGGATAATATTTACACACCTCAAACACTTGCAGCGGTGGTTCGTCGTACTCCCGATGTGCCATCCTTTTTGAAAGACCTATTTTTCAAAGATACAAAAACATTCTTATCTGAAACTGTTTCTTTTGACATTGTAAAAGGTCGCCGCACTATTACACCTTGGGTAGCGCCAAATTCTACTGCGCCATTATCCCAACGCACAGGTGTAACTACAACTACTTATAAACCAGCTCAAAAGAAAGAAAAACGAGCTATCACTGAAAATGATATCAAGGTTCGTTTAGCTGGTGAACAGCCTTTCGCAGGTACAGTATCTCCTGAGGAACGTGCGATTCAACTTTTGGCACAAGATACGCAAGAGTTGAAAGACAATTTGGTGCGCTCTCAAGAAGTTATGGCGGCAGACGTTTTATTTAATGGCCAAGCACATATTAAAGGCGAAGGCATTGACGACGTAGTAGACTTTAACTTCACAAACAAAGAAACATTATCTGGTAATGCACGCTGGGGACAATCCGCAGCAGAAATCGTGGCCAACATTATTAAATGGAAAAAGAAATGCTTGAAAGCATCTGGCTTCAATCCGAACACCTTGGTCATGAACTCTGAAACACTAGAAGTAATGCTTTCCGATAAAAAAATCTTAGCGTTGTTTGATAATCGTCGTACAGAAATGGGTCTTTTACAATTTGAACAAATGGCAGAAGGCGCGACTTATGTAGGTTTCATGGGTGGTCAAATTCAATGCAATGTATTTACATATGATAACTACTATGTTGACCCAACTGACGGTCAAGAAAAAGAAATGGTACCTGCAGGTAAACTGTTGGTAGCTTCTGACATGGCCAAATTTACTAAACTATATGGCGCGAATACAATCATCCCTGGTGAGGGAATGGACTTCGTAACATATGAAGGTGAATACGTAATGCGCCGATTGGTTACACGTGATCCAGATGCAGCATTCTTAGAATTGCAATCTCGCCCTATTTATGTCCCATTCGATGTAGATTCTTACTTCGTAGCGGACGTATTGTAATCTAAAAGGAGGTAAGACTTATGCCAGTACAAGCTAAGCACACAATCAATACTGGAGATTATGTATATAATCCCGGTGAGATTATCTCCGATTTAACTGCAGAAGAAGAACAGCGCCTAATTGAATTAGGCGCTGTGGTTGCATTTAGCGGTGATAATAGTAAAGGCGGCGAAGATGATTCATTCGCAGTAGCGCTTGCAGTTATGACAAATGAAGAGATTTCCAATTATGGAAAGTCTATTGGGCTAGAATTTACTAGTAAAGCAACAAAGGCGAGCATGATTGCAGATATTCTTGCATGTGATGCGGATATTAATTTGGGGCTTTTATCCGATGCTGCTCTTCGTGCAATGGTTGAAGTTGAACATTTAGAAGTTCCAGAAGACGCTACTCGCGAACAACTTATCGATTTCTTAGGTGAATAGATATGGGATTTAAAGACTTTGTGCAAAATGATATTGAAAAGGTGTTTATTAATTCAAATGAATTTGCCGAAGTACACAACCTAAACGGTACGCAGTGCTATGCGGTGGCAGAAGGTCTTACCGACAAGCAACATGTTGAAATTATGGGTCAGGATATTGACGGGTTGATTTACGACACGATAGTTGTACACGTGTCCAAGCAGGATTTACCTGAAGTGCCAGAGTATAATCAAATCTTTCGTTTCGATGGCCGACTTATGTTGGTTCAATCCTGCGAAGAAGATATGGGCATGTTGAATATTGTCCTTAGGGGGAATAACTCATGAGCATAACTATTGACGTAAAAGGGCTACAAGAAGGCCTGGTTAAGATAGACGCCCTTTCCGGTGAAACGAAAAGGGCGACATCGAAAGCTATCAACACTGCTATCCCTAAAATACGAAACGCAATTGTTGATAAAACTACGCAGAACTACTTTATAAGTAAGGCAAACGTTAAGAAAACGATTGACGTGAAGCGCGCGAACCCTTCTGGACTATCAGCATTCATTAGGTCTAAAGGAAGACCAGTAGCACTTACTAAGTTTAGAGTTACACCAAAGCGGCCACCTAAGCGGAAAGGTCGTACTGTCAAAGCTCAAGTAATGCGCAATGGCGGAGGGGGAACAATCCCTAATGCTTTTATTGCTCGCATGGGAAGTGGGCATATTGGCGCAATGTATCGTAAAGGGGCAGACAGGTACCCAATAGGACAATTCCACGGGCCTGCGGTCCCGAGTATGTTAAAAAATGCTGAGGTATCGGCTTTTGTCGGTAATGTAGCGCAAGAGGAGTTGTTACGACAAATCGGAACCTCATTCGAAGAGTTAGTAAGGAAGTAATAAATGACACCTACGCAATTAGCAACAGATTTAGGTACGTTTCTAAAACAGGTGCATGCAAACTATTTTAGTGATGATGCACAGGTGAAGGGGAATCCTTTATTAGTTGTACCTGGATTTTTAAAAATGAAAGAATCATCCAAGGAGGACCAATATCCGCATCTTGTTATTCGCATTAATAAGATTGAGGATACCTTGCAGGGGTCAACCGTCCAATTATTTCTAATTCACGGAGTGTACTCTGAGGACGTGGAAAAAGGTTGGATGGAGATTACAAACTTTTTGGAAGCAACAAGACAAGCGCTACTGGCCCATCCCGTTATTGCTAAGCGATACCGTTTAGTGTTGGATGATAAACACGGAATTGATACCGACATCCCTCCGGATCAAGCCTATCCGTATTGGGAGGGATTTATGACAGTTAAATATGATATCGAACAAATACGAGAGGAGATGATTATTTAATGGCAAAAACTGATGAACTCGCAGTGATGGGAAACGAACCCACTGAAACTGCAGAAAAACCAGTTAAATCTAATGATGCTAAACAAGTAATCTACTTAGGTCCTAATAGTGCAGAACTGGGCCTTACAACAGGAACAGTCTATATCGACGGGATTCCTGCCGTGGTAGGTGAAGATAAAGCAATGTTAAGACTGTTGTTTGTGCCAATCAATAAAATTGCTGAAGCACAACAAGAATTAGCAACAGAAGGTACTGCAATGAACGCAGCTTACCTTGAATTTAAAAAAGGAGGTCATAGATAGTGGGAAACTATAGACACGGAATTTATACAAGAGAGGTCCCTACTTCTCTTATTTCTATGACAGAAGCTACGGCAGCCTTACCGGTGTATGTTGGTACTGCTCCTGTACATTTAGCAACAGACCCAGCAGAGGCTAATAAAGCCGTATTGTGTCATGACTATGCATCGGCAACTACTCAATTTGGTTATTCCAAAGAATGGGATAAATACACATTGTGTGAAGCGATGTACTCCCAATTCTCTTTATTCGGAATGGCGCCCGTAGTATTTATTAATGTTCTTGATCCAAAGAAACACAAGAAAACATTAACTTCTACACAAAAGCAAATCCAGGATAAAGTCGTAACAATTGAAGACCCAGTATTACTTAAGACATTAAAGGTATCTGCTACAAATGGTGGTAATGCCTTAACTATCAACGTTGATTACACAGCAGTATTTAACGATGAAGGCAAATTGCTTATTGGGATCGTATCTACTGGGGCGCTTAATAGTGCAACATCTGTTTGGGTGACTTACGATTATGTAGACCCATCTATGGTAACTGCAGATGATATCGTAGGTGGTGTGGATACAGAAGGTAAACGTAAAGGGTTGGAGCTTATCAATGAAGTATTTCCTCGCTTTGGCTTAATCCCTGGTAACTTATTGGCACCGGGCTGGTCCCATAACACGCTTGTAGCAGCCGTTATGAAAGCAAAAGAAACTACTATTAATGGCATGTTCCAAGCTATGTCGTTATGTGATGCACCTACAGATGAAATTAAAAAAGCAACTGCAGTTAGTGAGTGGAAAAATAAAAAGAACTACGTCGATGAACGTCAAATCTTATGTTGGCCAAAAGTAGCATTAGCTAATCGCCAATTCCATTTATCCACACAACTCGCAGGCCTTATGGCTAAGACAGACGCTAAATATGACGATATCCCTTACAAGTCTCCATCCAATGAGTCCTTGCAAGCAGATAGCGCCATATTAAAAGATGGTACTGAAATCTACTTAGGTCCAGATGAAGCAGCTTACTTGAACGGCCAAGGCGTCGTTACTGCGCTTAATTTTATTGGCGGCTGGAGAGCTTGGGGCAATCGTACAACTGCGTATCCGTCGAATACAGATGTTAAGGATTCCTTTATCCCTGTACGTCGTATGTTCAACTGGGTATCCAACACGTTGATTACTTCTTTCTGGTCTAAGATTGACGACCCAACAAATAAACGTTTAATTAATAATATCGTTAATAGTGCTAATGCGTGGTTAAATGGTCACGTAGCATCTGGTGCGCTTCTCGGTGCACGCGTTGAATTCTTGGAATCCGAAAATCCTACAACCGATTTGTTGAACGGTATTATCCGATTCCACGTGTATTTAGGTGTTCCGACACCAGCTCGTGAAATTGACTTCATCCAAGAATACGATCCATCTTACATGAGCACGTTATTTAATTAAAAGGGAGGTAACTCATGGCTAAACATAGAGATAAGTTGATTGACTTTGCCATTTTTAGCTCTGGCAGAGAATTATATGGTTACGCCGATGTAACCTTACCTGATATCGAATTTATCAGTGACACAATCAAAGGTGCAGGCATTGCCGGCGAAGTTGATTTGGGCGTACTCGGGCAAACTAAGGCAATGAATATGTCTATTAAATGGAATACTATTGACAAGGATGTGACCGACCTTGCTAGTCAAAAGGTACACGACATCGAAATTCGTGGCGCGCAACAATTGTATGATTCTGCTGAAGGCGAATTAGTACCGGAAGCAGTTAGCGTATACGCAAAAGTTATGCCGAAGAAAATCGGTCTTGGCAAATTTGAACAGGCAAGTAAAACTGATACCTCTACAGAATTTGAGATTGTATATTTCAAAATGACTGTTGGTGGTAAAACTCGTACTGAAATTGATAAATTCAACTATGTTTGTGTAATCAACGGTGTTGATTACTTGGCATCCGTAAGGGAGGCATTGGCTACATACGATCGCGAAAAGCTACTTGACGGCTTAAATAATTTAACTGGATTTGACTTCACAAAGGCGGAACTTCGTGTCCGCCGTGAAGGAGATATGACTCCAGATGTTACGTTTTCTAAAAGATTCCAAGCCGAAGTAGCGGCTATAGCTCTAAAGGAAAGTGCAAAAGTACTCATGACACTCCCTATCTCTGAATTTACAGAAATGTGTGCAGAGGTAAGTGTTTTTTTACTACGTGGTTCGGTAGAGAAAATGGGCCTTCTCCCGGACAGCAATGCAGACGAATCTCCCTCCGTCTTAGAGAATGCGGAGGCATAAACTTTTGGATGTCTACTCCGATTGTTGAAATAGCCGATTGGGTGGATGATTTAGAATTTGTTCTTGAAGATGAAAAGCGCTTGGGGGAAGAAGAGGACTAATCCATCAAGCGCTTTTTGCGCATACAAATTTAAAAGAAAGGAGGAACTATGGCAGGTAAAGTATTCGAAATCGCTTTTGCTATAAACGGCGCTTTGGCGCAGGGGTTTAAAACCTCGATGCAACAGGCCAAAGGAACGTTGACACAGTACGGTTATAAAATGAATGAACTGAAAACGCAACAAAAGGCGTTGGATTCCGCACTAAAGCAAGGTGTTATTTCGATGGACTCCTATCGGAATGCAACTGCAAAAGTCGGCAAGGCACTTGAGCAAACGGCAGCTAAAGACGCAAAGCTTAGAAAAGCTATGCAAAATAAAATTGCTGCAGATGTTAACGCTAAAAGTGCACGTAGCGATTTAGGTAGCACTATGGCTACCACCGCAGTAATGGCCGCTCCTTTTGTAGGCATGCTATCTAAAGCAGCAGACTTTGAGGCAGTGATGTCCAAGGTAAAAGCAATCACTGTATCTGATGATAAAGCTATGCAACAGTTAACGGCTACTGCTCGTGAACTTGGTGAGAAAACGATGTTTTCTGCTACACAAGCTGGCGAAGCTATGACATATCTCGGTATGGCTGGTTGGAACTCTCAACAAATCATGGCTGGTATGCCAGGGCTTTTGAACTTAGCGGCAGCAAGTAATACGGATTTAGCGCGTACTGCAGATATCGTATCTGACGATCTTACTGCATTTGGATTAAGTGCTGAACATGCCGGACATATGGCTGACGTATTTGCTAAGACATCGACTAAGACAAATACAAATGTTGAGATGCTTGGCGAAACAATGAAGTACGCCGCCCCAGTAGCGCACGCATTTGGTGCAAGCTTAGAAGAAACGGCCGCACTTACAGGCCTTATGGCTAACAGCGGCATTAAAGCATCTGCTGCAGGTACTGCACTCAGGTCTGGGTTCTTACGCTTAGCAGGTACTTCCTCTAAATCGACTAAAGCGATTGAGGAGATGGGGCTTTCGTTAAGTGAAGCTACTGCCCAACAAGAAGAAGCGAGAGCCGCTTTAGCAAGTTTGGGTATTGCTATGGATGATACTAACGGTCCTCGTAAGATGGGGGCTATTGTTCGAGATTTAGCTGACAGGACTAAGGATATGAGTAAGGAGCAAAAACTTGCTACACTTGCGACTATCTTTGGCACGAACGCTGCATCCGCTTGGGTATCTGTTATCGACCAAGGACCAGATAAACTGGATCAGTTGACGAAAGAACTTGAAAACTGTGACGGTGCCGCTGAAGAAATGGCTAACGAGATGCAGAATAATGCACGCGGGGCACTAATTAAACTTTTCTCAGCGACGGAATCAGTAGCAATTGCAATCGGTAGCACATTACTACCGACAGTTGCTGAATTTGTAGGTGTTCTATCTAATGAAGCTTCTTATGTTGCAGGAGTTGCAGGCAAACACAAAGAACTTACAAGCATTATTGTTAAAACCGGTATTGCTGTAGCTGGACTGGTAATTGCGTATAAAACAGCAAGAGCCATATACTACAGCGTAGTAGCGGCTAAAGCAGCATACGTTTTGGCCACGAATTCTGAGACGTTGGCATCTGCAAGAAGTACTATTGCATCAGGCATTCATAAAGGGGCAATGCTAGCCGGTACAATCGCTACTTATGCAGCAGCCGCTGCACAGTGGGCATTAAATGCGGCTATGACTGCAAACCCTATCGGGCTGGTTATCGTTGCCATAGTAGCTTTAATAGCTGCATTTGTTTGGTTAGGTACACACATCGAGGCAGTATCCAATTTCTGTACCTCGATGTGGGAATCTCCTACGGCGGCCATCATCGCCTTCATGGCGGGCCCTATAGGGTGGCTGATTTATGCGGCTATGGGGTTAATTGCCAACTGGGACCAAGTGAAAGCGTGGTTTACCTTACTATGGGAAGATCCTAAGGCTGCACTCAGCCAATTTTATGATTGGGTTATGGGCAAGCTCGGAGGTCTGTTTGATTGGATTAGTGAAAAATGGGAATGGGTTAGGTCTATTTTTAGTAAGCCAATTCAGGCAAGAGTAGAAGGCTCTGCTACGGCTAATGGGCAATCTATCCAGCATAATGCAAAAGGTGGTATTTATGGAAAAGGTTCATTCCTTACTACGTTTGCCGAAGAATCTGATGAAGCTGCCATTCCTATCAATGGTACCCCAAGGGCCAAAGCATTGTGGCAGCAAACTGGTGCAATGATGGGGCTTTTGCCTGGCGAAGGTAATTCCGTAATTTCTGTATCTGCGCCGATCAACATTACTGTTAATGGTAGCGCGGATGCAAGTGCAATACAACAAATTAAAAGTGCTGTAGGAGGGGCAATGGACGACTTAGAAGCACGACTTGCTGAAATCCAAAACAGGAAAGGGCGTGTAAGCTATGCCTAGTAATTTGCGCCACGTTACTGTCAAACTGCAGTATGAACAGAAGGATATTACTCAAGACCTAGTTCCTTATTTAAAGGAATTCAGTTTTAACGATGTAATGTCGGGAGAGGCTGATGATATATCAATTACATTACATGATATAGAAGAGCTTTGGATGTCTGACTGGTTCCCTGAAAAAGGGGCTAAGTTAACCGCATCAATTGTATTCCACAACTGGAATGAACTCGGTGACGAGATAGAGATGAAATGCGGACAATTTGAGATTGACGAGATTACTTGCAAGAATCCACCTCACGAAGTCACTATAGGGGCGGTCAGTGTTCCAGATGAATCGAAATTAAGAGGCGAACTAAAAAGTAAGTCTTGGGAGAAGACTACTCTCAAAACTGTCGCCGAGGAACTTGCAAAAGGTGCAGGGCTCGAATTGTTTTATGATACGCCTGAAACGATTGATTTAGACCGCGTCGAACAGTCCGACCAATCAGATTTAGAATTCTTGATGAAAGTCTGCAAGGATAACGGACTTGCTCTAAAGGTTTCAGATAAGCAAGTGATTATTTTTGATGAAACAAAATTTGAAATGGAAAAAGTAGTCGCAACGCTAATTAAGGGGCCAATGCCTACGGACCTTACAGAAGACCAAATTAAGGAACTAGGGGAAATCATTCCCTACCAAGGAAGCTATTCCCTAAAGTCCTCCCTGAAGGATATTTATTGGGGCTGCCACGTAAAGCATAAGAGTACTAAACAAAAGAGTAATATTGAGTATACGTTCAAGGATCCGCATAAAACACAAGGCAAGATACTACAGGTTAATCAGGGATGTGAGACTCAAGCAGAGGCAGAACGTTTGGCCAAGAAAAAGTTGCGGGAGAAGAACAAGAATGAAATCACCGGTTCTGTATCTATACTTGGGCACATTGTGTTGGCCGCATCTGCAACGATCAATTTAAAAGGATTTGGTAAATTCGATGGCAAGTATATCATTAGCAAATGCTCTCATAAGGTAGGGGGCGGATATACACAAAGCCTAGATATAAGGAGGTGCCTAGATGGATATTAGTGTGGTACTAAAAAATTTAATTCGTGATGGCATCGTATCTAGTACGGATCCCTCTACCATGACGGCAAGAGTAACATTCCCGGACCGTGACGATTTAGTATCGTATCCACTCGAAGTACTTTCGCATGGATCACAAAATAATAAACACTACTGGATGCCGGGCGTTGGCGAACAGGTATTATGTTTATTTCTACCTCAAGATAATAATTTGTCACAGGGCTACATCTTAGGCACCACTTACAATGCCAAAGATAAGCCCTCTTTTAATGGGCAGAATATCCACGGCATCAAATTTGCGGATGGTTCGACCGTTTCCTATGATGCGGACGGCGGAGGACTTATTATTAATTGCACCGGTAATCTAACTATTAACGCTCCTTCAGGGGACGTAGTGGTTAACGGAATTAGTTTAGTATCTCATACACATGGTGGCGTCGTTCCTGGTGGCGGTAATACAGGAACGCCAAATTGATAGGAGGTGAGTAACATATCATTATTTAGTAAATTAGGCAGTACTGCCGCTAATTATAAGAAAAACCTTAATTCACAAGGTTTAAAGAATTTACAAAATACGCAATTAGGCGATGTGGCTTACTCTCGCCTATCTAATTTAGCCGATAAGTTTGGCCTGGGCGGATACTTACCGCAACGCCAATTAGGTAGTTTCGGGAAAATAGTGTTTGTGGCATCCTCTCACACAGTGAGGACCTTTGATGCATTGGCACGAAATATCAATGCACGAACAGCGTCTCACGAAATCATAGGGCAAAAGCCAATACTTGAATTCTTGGGCCCTGATGCGGATGATATCACCTTTACGATGAACTTTAATAAGTTGTTGGGCGTTGATCCTTTAAAAGAAATTGAGGAAGTGGCCAAGATGTGCCAAGAAGGTCAAGCTGAGCAGTTGATTATTAACGGTAAGCCCTTTAGTGAACACAAATTACTGATTACCAGTATAAGCGCAGCTATGAATACGATTGATAATCGAGGCAATGTATTATCCGCATCTATCAATGTAACGCTGAAGGAAGCCCCAGATATTCCTAAAGTTGTAATCACACCTAAACAAGGAGGCGGTACAAATGCAAATTGACGTGAGCGCTCGTCTTGAAGGTATTGATTTTGCACCTAAGAATATCCTTACAGAAATTATTCAAAATGTACGAACCATTATTTCGACAACCCAATTCTCTGTACCACTTGATAGGCGATTTGGTATTGATGGTACTGTCATCGATTTACCTTTACCGGTAGCAATGGCCAGAATATCTGCAGAGGTGATTCGTGCAATTACTGAATATGAGCCGCGTTGCAGAGTTGTTTCAGTTGACTTTGAAGAAACGGCTGCTACTGAGGCGGAGGAAGGGCATTTGACGCCTAAGGTATCAATCGCAATAAAAGATGAATGGCTAGAAAGAGTAGGTGGCCATGAGACAATATAGAACCATCCAAGGTGATATGTGGGACGGTATAGCGTTTAAAGTATATGGCAGTGAAGCATATATGAATACGTTATTAGAAGCTAATCAAGAGTACGCCCATTATGTCATCCTTCCTGCTAATATTATCTTAAAATGCCCTGATGCAAATCTAAGGGCTACTATTAATTTACCACCGTGGAGGCGATAATAATGAACTTACCTGAAATCAATTTTGTCACGGCGGATAAAGAAGCCGTCGAAAAGGAAATATTCGCCCTCTACACCTCCGTAACTGGGCGAACCCTAGCGCCTGCAGACCCGATTCGTTTGTTTCTATTAGTAATTACCAACGTAGTCATTTTATTGCTTAATCGTATTAATGACACCGGTAAGCAAAATTTATTGGCGTATGCAAGGGGCGATAACCTAGACCATATAGGTATTGCATTAGGAGTGGAACGCTTACAAGCTACAGGTGCAGTTACCACAATGAAGTTAACCGCGTCGATGGCAAGACCAGAGGGAATTGCGATTCCTAAAGGCACACGATTTACTTCAGGAGATGGTGCATTTTTTGCACTAACTGAGCCTTACTATCTGTCAGCTACGCAAACAACAATAAGCGTAAAAGCGGTATGCACAGAAGCTTCAGCTAAAGGGAATGGCTACCCGGTAGGGTCGATTACCACTCTTGTAGATCCTATTCCATATATCGCTAGTGTAACCAATACCACTATATCTGAAGGTGGTGCCGATACGGAGACAGACGATGCATTCCGTGAACGTATTCGAGAAGCTCCTGAAAGTTTCTCTTGTGCAGGTGCAGAAGGGGCTTACGAATTTTTTACTAAAAAAGCCTCTGCTCTTATCAGTTCCGTAAAAGTGGTGTCGCCTAAACCAGGTGATGTGGTTGTATATCCGGGTCTTGTATCTGGTGAAATAGCAAAGGAGGAAATCCTCAAATTAGTGGAAAGCGCACTCACTGACAAGAAGGTACGGCCACTCACTGATAATGTATCAGTAAAGGCGCCTACAGCTAAAAACTATAGTATAGACTTGCAGTACTACATTGATTCCGATAACGCCTATTATGCGGATACAATTAAAACACGTGTTGATGAAGCTGTCACAGATTACATAAAATGGCAATCTGCAAAAGTAGGTCGTGATATTATACCGTCTGAATTAATTCGTCGAGTTATGGAGGCAGGCGCCAAACGCGTTACCGTAACTTCGCCTACTTTTACGGTTGTTAAAGATGGTCGTAAAGAAGATGATTACCAGGTTGAGCTAGCTCAATGCACAGGCAAGACAATTACTTATGGAGGTGTAGAGCATGAATAATCTCTACGACTTTAATTTAAAAGACACATTGCCCAGTTCGATTGCTGGCGATACAAAAGTCCAAGCCCTTGCAGAAGTCGTTACATTACGGCTTATCGATCTCATGCCTATTGTTGATAAATTAACCATATTATCCCATTTAAACGAGTTAAGCACTCCTATTTTAGATGAGGTAGCGTGGCATTTACACGTTGATTTTTACGACGAAGCGGCAACTAGGGAACAAAAAATTAAGCTAATTCTTAATTCCATTACCTGGCACAGGAGAAAAGGGACAGTTGGATTAGTAGAAGAAGCTATAGGTGAATTATATTCGGAATGTGAAGTTATCGAAAATTGGGATTACGAAGGCGGGCAACCTTACCATTTTAAATTACAAATGACTGGTTATATGATGACTCCTAATATTCGTGAAAGAGTATTGCGAATATTAGATTTCGTTAAGAATAAGAGGTCGTGGCTGGATAGCCTAGAATATGTGCACGAAATAAACTCTGAAGGCATCTATATTGGTGGCGTAACCACTTCGGCGGGGAGTGCCGTGATTGAGCCGTCCCTAAAAATCACTATAGAGCCACAGATTCAGAAAGTTTATATAGGTGGTGCAGCCACTACTTATCAAATTATTCATGTTTAGGAGGTACAAATGGCAAAATACCCTGCTGTCATTACAACAATGGCAGGTACTAATGCAACAGCAGAAGCTAACGCAAGCAAGCAGGCTTTAATTTTTACTAAAATCGTAATTGGCGCAGGTGATCCTCCTGCATCAATTGCTCGTGCTACAGGTTTAACCGATAAACGATTAGAATTGGCTATTACTAAAAGCACTAAGTCCGGTGACGGACAATTTACAGTTCAAGCTTCTTTATCGAACGCGAATTTAGATACTGGTTTCTATGCACGTGAAATCGGATTGATGGCCAAAGTAGGCGAATCTGGACGAGAGGTCCTTTTCTCTTACACGAATGGTGGTAGTTATGTGGACTATATACCAGATAAGACTACACCTATGGACAGCTATATATTCACTATTACAACAGTGATAGGAAACGCTGAAAAAGTACAAGCCATTGTGCAGGATAATGGCTACGCAACAATTCATGATTTAGAAGGTCACAATAAATCGACTAATGCGCACCGAGCAGAGTTCGATAAGAAACTGGATGTAAACTCTAGACAGTACGTTAAAGTACTCGCTAAACATAACCAAGGTCTACAAGTAACAAAAGGCGATAATTCACAAGAAACTATTAACTTTATTACTTCCAACTATAA